CCCCGCCGTTATGGCAGGTGGGGCTTCGTTGTTTACTTGTCTTCTTTTTGCTCGGCTTCGAGCGATGCGGTCAGCTCTGCCAGCTGCTCGCCGAGCTTTGCGATTGCGTCAGCGATCTCGGCCTGCTTTGCGGCCATCCATTTGACGTGCTCGTGCGTAGTCATCTGCACACCTCGACCGCTGGGGTCATCCTTGCGGGTGACCTCGTTGTAAATCGCGTCAAGCTTCTTGCTCTGCTCAGGTGTCATGTCTTGCTCCTCATATCTCGGTCGAATAATCGCCTGCACCACAGACCAATCGCGGGTGCGCCGCCAGACGCCGCCGCCGTTGCCCTGCGAGCCTGCGTTGCTCGGGCTGGTGTTGCCCTCGATGGTCTGGATGTAGCCGCCCTTATTTACTTCCACGATGCCGATATGGTCGTGGCTGTTGTCCTTCGCGCCCCAGTCGAAAATGACGATATCGCCCGGCTGGGCGCTCCTAGACGGCACGACCAGCCCCGCGCTCTGGCACGGTCGCAAAATCGCGCCGCACGATGCGCTGGGCATACCCGGCACGGAAACGCCCGCTTGGTCGAATACCCATGAAGCGAACATCGCGCACCACGGTATCTTGGTCGAATGCCCCTTGAAATAGCTGTTGCCCGTTTTCTGCGCCATCCAGCGCCCGTACTTGCTGCCCTGCTCTGGGTCTCTGAGCGCGATATAGCCGATTTCGCCAGCCGCGATTTTAAGAACGGTGCTCGCGTCACTCATAATCGATTACCTCGATCTCGGCAACGTCTGGCACGTCTCGCGTGTCCTGCTGCTCTACCTCGCTCTTTTGCTCGTCTGTCAGCTCTGCCATTTGCTCACCTGCCTGATAAAAAAGGGCGCTCCGCACGGGAACGCCCTAGTCGGTCGAATTGTTGTTGTGCCTGCTACTTGCGAGCGATGTTGCTAAGCTCGCTCACGCCGATGGTCACGCCGATGGCGACGCCGACGATTTGCAGCGTTGCCGCTATCTCGTTCGCGCCGCCCCATCCCCAGACGCCGGCGAGCGCGGTGTAGATCACGCTTGCCAGCGGCATGAGCACCAGCGCCGTCCACTTGAGCACCTGATAGACAGGCTCTGGAAGCCAGTAGCGCGGATAATCGCTTACCTCGACATCATCGGGGATGTCTACAAGGTCGTTCATCCTATACCTCCTTAAACGCCTACGTTACCGAGCACGTAGCCCAAGACGGCGGCGATGACGCCGCTTATCACTATCCAGACGGCCTTGTCCCATTTCTCGGCGCTGTCCTTTGCCGGCTGGATGCTTATCAGGTCTATCTTGCCGTCCATGCGGTCGATTTTCGAGCCAAGGCTGGATAGCTGCTCGTCTCGGTGCTTGTCGCGTTCCTCGGTGCGGACGAGCTTCTCCTGCAGGTTGTCGATCTCGGTGCCGTGCGTGGTGACTCGCGTCTCAAGCGTCTCCACGCGGCGCTCGATCATCTTGACTTGCACCTCAGGTGGCTGAGAATCCATAAATCACCAGCCTTAGACGGTCTCCATGGACTTGAACCCGCCCTCGCCGTCGGCTGCTAGAAGCTGCTCGACCTGGGATTTCCAAAGGCCGGGGACCTTCTCAATCGTCCAAGAACCCGCCTTGATGAGGTTGTAGTACAGTTTCGCCATTTTCCTACTCCTTAACAGTCTCTAGAGCAGCCAGCCGCTGCTCCAATTCGGCTACCTTAACTCCGAGTTCGCCAGCTGCAAGAGCCGTCTCGTCACCAGCCGCCTTGATGCCGTCTGCCGTGGCTCCAAGCTCGGCCACGGCGATGGCGGTGGAAGCCCCTCCGGCTACGGCCTGCGCCGCCTGCTCGAGGGCCGCGCGAGCGGACTCCTCCGCGCCCCTGATGGCCTGCGCCGTGGAATCGGGCAGCTCCCGCGCGAAGCTCGCCTTGACGCCGCCGTCGTTGTCGGAAACGATTCCGACAAGAGCGTAACCATCGAAGACGGCCACCTGAGTCTCGCCGTCATCGTGCGTGGCAACAAGCTTCTGACCATCAATGGCGAGCGCCGTCCTGAAATCCGTCTCAAGCCCGAACTCGACCGTGTCCTTGCCGGTCACGTCATACCACTTGCATCCAATTCCGTTCAGCTTCATGTTCTCTTCTCCTTACGCCGTCCGCTGCCACGCGTTGACGGTGATGTACTTCGGCATGTTCTTGTTGGTTCCGCTCTGTCCCGTGCTGTCGATGGTCAGGTTGTGGTAGTGGCCGCCCGCGCTCGACATGGTGTGGCTGTGGCTGCTCGAAGTGTTGACAGTCACGCTGTGCGAGTGGCTTCCAGACGAAGCCGTGGCGCTCGTCTTAGAACTCGGCGCAGGTGCCGTGGAGCCGCCCGAACCGTAACCGAAGCTGCCGCTAGAGGTCACGAACGATTGCGAGCCGATGCCGGTCGTGTGGCTATGAGAGCCGTCGCTCGACGTCGAGCCGCTGTGGCTGTGGCTGCCGCCGCTGATGCTGTGCGTGTGGCTGCCGTCCGTGTCGCTCTCACCGCTGTGGGTGTGGGACACCACCACGGCGTCGTTGCTGCCGCCTGTGGTGCCCGCCGCGTGGGACGAATCGGAGCACATGAGGAAGCGGCCTTCCAGCTTAGTCCACGTGCCGCCGAAAAGCGCCTGCGGGCTTGTCGCGGACATGCTGAGGTAGATGGCTCCGACAGGGTAGGCGTCGAGCGGGGAGCCGCCAGAGCCGCCCATCGAGTCCTTGACGTCCTGCGCGAGCTTGTCCATGGTGACGGTGCCGTCACCAAGCGCACCACTATCTAGCGGTTCGCTGAACACCGGTCTCGTATTGAATTTAGGCCTTGCTGGGCCGTTGAATATCGCGGGGCCATTGATTTCGCAGACTTTTTCGAATGTGGCTTTTCCCTTAAAGTTTGTTTCCGGAAGCAAGACGGAGGCATTGTCAACGTTGATTTTAAAACTATTACCGTCCCACGTGAAGTTGCCGTTCTGCCTCATCGGGTTTTCAAGCTTGTCGAAAGAAACCTCTACCGCCCCAATGGAACCAGAATTGGCTGAGACGTATGATTTGATCCTCTCCCACAGGTGGGCGACGCCGTTCGAGTCCAAATACTTCGCCATGGGCCTACACCGTCACGTTGTCGATCTCGCCGTTCGTGAGCGCCACCATGTCGGATTTGAGCAGGTAGTCGGACAGGTCGACCGCGCCGCCCATCGGCTCCCATTTGGAGCCGTCCCATGCGTACTCGTTGGCGTCCTCGGTGACGTGCCACATATCGCCCGTCTTGTTGCCCTCTTCGGGCAGTTCGGCTTTCGTGGCCTTCACGCCCTTGTAGGTCAGCGCGGACGATACCGCTTCGGTGATCTTGCCCTGCAACTCGGCCTTCGCGGCGTTGACCTTGCTGTCCACGCTGTCGGCGGTCGCTAGGTTCTTGGCGGTGATGGCGCTATCGACCTGCTGCGCGGTCTGGTAGCCCAGCTTCTTGACCTCCGCCACCGCCGCGCTCTTCGCCGCGTCTGCTTTTGCCTGCGCGCCGCCGGGCGTCTCGAGTCCGAGCGACGCCGCCGTCTGGTCCCCGCCCTTGACCTCGTGACCATCGATGGACGGCTTCTTGGTCAGCGCCGAATAATCGCCGTTGAAGCTGGAGGAACCGGCGTCGTTGATCTTCTGGACTAGCGCGTCCGTCAGGTTGTTGTCCGAAAGCACCTTGTAGGTGTCCTCCGAACCTGTCTTTAGCTCCTTTTGGACGAACTTCTCCTTGATCTTCGCCCAGAAGTGGATAAGGCCGTCCTTGTCTAGGAAGTTGGTTGCCATAAGCTGCCCCCTTACTTGCAGATGTCTTCAATCTCGGTGTTGGTTATCTTGTCCACGTTTGACGTGCCCGGTGCGCCGGGGTCTCCCTTGTCGCCCTTCTCGCCCTTGAACTTGCCCGCGTCCGCATCATCGCGCACGCTCTGCGCCGTCTCGTTGGCACGTCTCACCTCGTCCATGAGCTGCGCCCATAGGTCGGGGGAATCGTCCTGTGGCGGTTCGCCGTCAACATCGCAGCCGTTGTCTATGACGCAAAGCGGTGAGCGCTCCATCGCCGAGACAACGCGCACGTCATCGCCTATGTAACCGACAACGCACGTGCGGATGGTGCCGGTGCCTTCCATTAAGGTTGACGGAATGGCGAACGGCACGCCGTCTGAGAACGCGACCCGCACGGGCTTATCGCTCCCGCGAGAAGCGAACACCGCGACGACCCTGTCGCAGTCCTCGTATTCATCATCGAGCATGATCTGCGCGTAGTCGCTGCCGATGCCGCCGCGCACTACCTCGCGGACGTCCCATTCGACAGAACGCTCTGTAACCGTTGCTATATGTAGCAGCATGTTTAATCACCCCCAGACATCTCAGCCGCCTGCTCCGCTTCAAGCTCCCTCACGCGCCGCCTGAGCCGCGCCCGTCTCTCGCGGATTAGCGCGTACTCGCTCTCGCTAAGCTCGCCGTCAACGTATTTGAGCGCGTGGTAGTCCGTTGCCGCCAGCTCGGCCATGGCTTCATTCAGCTTTTCGCACGCGGTCGGCTCCGGCGCGTCAACGTACGTGTAATAGGGCCTGCCGTCTTCGTCAAATTCAGATTCATCCATCACAAGCGCCTTTCGACTGCCATTATCTCGATTCTCACCGATGGGATGGTGCCGCCGACCTTGTACGGTCGCGTGACCACGATGGGGCCGATTCCGTCGGTGTCGCGGTTGTAGGACGTGGAGAAGCACCATTCGCCGAAGCCCGATGCGCCAAGTATCACGATCGGCAGGTTGTCGTACGTGATGTTGTCGAACGTCGACGGCCACCTGACCGTCCAAGACCAGTCCGAAAGCGTCCATTCTCCCATGCCGCCGAAGTATTTCGGTGTCGCAACGTTGGCAAGCGGAATCGAGCAGTACGCGACTGTAGGCGCGTTTCTCGCGCGAGACGGTTTGAAAGACCACCAATAGGCGGTTCCAGTTGTCGGGTCTGCGCTGTTGCCCATTTCGATCGTTATGCGCGCCCTTTCCTGAGTCATCGCAAACGTATCGATAAGCTCGTTGACGGCTGTATCATCCGTGTAGCTTGTCGCGAGAACCCAGTCGCTCGCGTAGAACGCGCCCACCCTGCTCTCGGCGGTCTTGCAGACTTTAAGAGCGCCGGGGTTGGAGACGTTGACCCAAAGGTCACCGCGGTCATAGGGGCCTGTGGGCTGAGACGTGAACACGCGCCGCTTGCTGTCGGCTGTGTCCTCGGCCCTGCTCGCCGCGTTGAGCGCGTCCTGTATCCGGCTGTCGGTTATCTGCTGCCACGCGCTGCCCGTCCAGCGGTAGACGTAGCCGTTGGACGTGTTGTAGAACAGGTCGCCCGCGTGGGCTTGCTTCTCGTCCGCGCTCCATTGGCTCGCGGGGATGTTGCCGGTTGTCGGCGTGTAAGAGTAGAAATGCGTCTCCACCTTGCCATCGATCTGCGTACCCAAATCGCCCAGCGCGCCCGCGAAGTCGATTAGCTCCTGCTCCTGCTTGCTTATCTGGTCCGCCAGCGCGTCGAGAGCGTAGACGACGTAGACGCCGCCCTGCTTGATGATGCTCACGGTATCGCCGACCTTGACGGGCGTCGAGGTTCGCAGGTATACCGTCTCGCCGGTGTCGGCGAGTCGGACGGATATGGAGCCGTCCGCGTTAATCTGCGTGACGGTGCCGATTCTCACGGATGTGGCGGCGTCATCGCTCGCGGCGCTTGCCATGCCCGCGAAGCTAAAGAGCTTTTTAGCAAGGTCTAGTTCGGTGCTAATCATCTACAAACACCTCAGCTTCGTCTTACACATACAGCCGCGCCCAAGCTCCATCTGAATCTCCTCGATAATCGCGTACACGCTGTAGAGCGGAACCATCTGCGGGTCGGTCGAGTTGATGTACTGCACCAGATTACCCTCGCGCAAGCCCGGCACGGATACGTGCTCTATAACGAGGACGGGGTCGCTTCTAGATACCTCGTTCAGCTTGCGCTGAGCCATCGCGGTAAGAGATGCGTGGTCGCACGGGTCGCTGACTTTAAGGTCGTACGCCTTGCGCCTGCCAAGCCGCTCATAGCTGTAAGGATGCGTGGCGGGTAGGTCAACGTAAACGGAATCGCTGAGCGGGTAGGGGTCGTAGTTCTCTTTGGACGGGTCATCTTGCTTAGACTGCCGCGCGAAGTGCGCCACGACGCGGTTATACGCATCGTCCGCGCCGTAATCGAGCTGGTAGCCAGCCTTGTAGACGCAGTTCTCGCCGTCCTCGAACACGTAGGCGAGCGGTCTGTTTATGGGGTCGATGTACCTGCCCCACGTTATATAGCCGTCCTCGTCAACGCCGTACTCGCAGCCAGTCCACATAGCGAGATCGTCCAACACCTTGCTGCGCTTGGTACCGACCTCCCACCAGACGGGGACGGTATGTGTCCTGTTGGCGTCCACGCCTTGCAGCACTCGCAGCTTGCCGCCGTCCGTTTCCAACAGGTCGCGTATCTCGCCGATGATGTTGGTGCCGGCTGGTCTTGCGAAGTCCCTCGCGCACACGTCCGCCGTCGCCCTCAGCAGGGACGAATAGAGCGACACGTCACGCGTTGAGTGGTGGTACTGGGCCTGCGCGCTCTCGCCGTCCACGAAGAGCGTTGCCAGCGTCTCGCCGTGCTGGTATCCACCGGGCAACGTGATGGTGTGCTTGATGCGAATCATGCGGTCGGTCGATGCGTTGTGCAGCCCCAAGCTCGCCGTGACGCGGTTGTCGGCTGACGTGGCGAAGGTGATGGTGCCGCCCTCCACCACGTCCACGGTCTCGCCGGTCTCGACAAGGCTCACGGGGTCTACAAGGCAGAACGTGTAATCGTCCCGCCTGCCGGAAGCGGCCCAGTTCATGCCCATCAGCCGCCCACCTCGCTGCCGCTTATATCGACCGTATACAGCTCCGGCGTTTTTGATGTGATATCGACGCTTGGCAATATCTTGTAGCGATGCCCCAGCGGGTCGCGCAGCGTCATATCTCCTTGCTCGCACATTGCAAGCAGCACGTCATACTCGTCTGGGTCGATGACAGCCGAAAGCGACAGCTTGGCAGTCCTGCCCCTGCCGTAATAGGCTGACTGTCTAGACTTGCCAGCGATCTTGACCACGTCCGCGACAGGCTCCGCTGATATTGATATGCCGCGATCGCTGCCGCTCAAGAACTTATTCAGCGCAAGGCTCGCGCTTTCGGTGCTCACGATAATCGCGTCATTTCGCCCGCTCGAATAAGCGGACACGCGATTGGAGACGCCTGAGACTGCGCCAGCCGCCGTGTAGCCTATCGCTTCAAAGTAAAGCGTCTTGCCAAACGGTGCGCTGCGGAAAACCGCCGTGCCGCCGTTTGAAACGGTGATGGTGTCGTTGCTGTATTCGCTGTCAACCATCTTCACAACGGCGTACTCAAACGATACGTCCTTGTCATTGGCGTCGCTTACCTTGATGCTTATCTCCTCGCCCTGCCCGGTGACGGACAGCTTGGGCGTGGAGCACTTGCGCTCGTCCTTGACGGTAACCGTGCCCGACATGCTCGCGAACTCCATCGCAATAGGGCGGTAAACGGCATTGAGCGCGATGTTTAAGTAGATGCTCTTGCCTATGACGTGCTGCGTCAGGTAGCTATCGTCGATCTCGATTCGACCGTTGGCGGTAACCGTGCCTGTCGGCGCTTGGTTGAAGAGCGGCTGACCGTCCACGGTGCAAGCGCCGCCGTCAACGCTGTCGAGCGTCTGGCAATAGTAGCGGTCGTCCGTTCGCGTCCAGTTGGTCGTGTAGGTGATGGCCAGCTTGCCGTCCGCCGTGTACTCCGCGCCCGTCAGGTTGTACACGGGACAGTAGCCTATGGAGCAATCGAGCGTTGCCAAATCGCTATGCGTGTTGCCCTCGTAAACCATTCCCGCGCGGTATTTCGACTGGCACGTTATGCGTAGGTCGATGCTGTCGTACCTGCGCCTGCTGAAAAGCCAAGAGCCGCCGGCGAAATCGGTTAGGAAGGAGCCGATATCAAGGTTGTGGCTCCACCATGTTCTAGAACCGCTGTACGGCTTGTTCTCGTTGCACTGGGCAGCTGAGAAAGTGCCCTTGTAGTCATGCCACGCGCCAGCACCGGCGGGAGCACCCTTTATAGTGCCCCTCGCGCTGATCGTAATCGTCCACGATTCGTTCCAATCGTTTCCGAACTCGGTTGACCAAACAAGGCGGATATCGCGGACGCCGTAGCTTCCGTCCATGTTCTCGTGAATCAGGATGCCGTCCGTGCGCCCCTGAGCCGAGTAGTTCGGCCCGATTGATAGGGAAAAGTTCTGAACGCCCATTTAAGCCCTCGCCAGCCTTTCCCAGTTGCTGATGATGCCGAAAACTCGTTCGGCTTCGGCCTTGTCACCAGCGGTCAATTGCAGCTTGTCGATGTAGTAGTTGGTTACCTCGCCAGCTCCGCCGATGCCGTCGGCGATGGCGTTCGCGAAGGGCAGCATCCTGCGGGACGTGAGCGGCACGACCGCCTCGGTTCCGCGTTCGCCGACGCCGACGATTGACGCGCCATCGAAAACGCCGCCCTTCGCGTACCAGTTGACCCCGACCTTCGGAACGCTGCCGCTCTTCGCATCGAATTTGCCGCTCATATAAAAGTGCGGCAGAGCGCCTACCTGTATGCGCGGCAGCTTGAGCCTGCAAGATGCGACCTCGGATGCCATGCGCCTGCATGCGCTCGTAATCGTTGCCGTCGCTTTGGATGCGGCTGCGGTCGCGCTGGTAGCGAGCAGGTTGAAGGACGTTGCCGATGCGTTCGCGACAGCGGGCAACGCGCTTATGGCACTTGCGAGAACCATTGAGGAAGAAGCGGAAGTTTTGAGCGAACCAGCCATGTTTTGCGCACTGCTGCCAGCAGCATCAAGAGCGCCTTGGGCAAGTCCGCAAGCGCCGCCGAAAGCGCCGATTCCAGCCGCTGCGGCAGGTGCCGCGCTGCCGACTGCGGGCAAGTACTTGCCCATGTTTTTAACGCCATTGCCGCACGTCTTTATGCCGCCAGCTATCGCGTCAACGGCAACTGCCAAAATGCCGAAGCCAGCAGCGGCAACGGTCACGCCAGCGCCGACAGCGATCAATCCGACCGACAGCACCGTCAGGCCAGCCGCGAGAACCAAAGCGCCAGCGCCAGCCACGATTAGACCGGGGCCGAGAACCAGCGCAGCCGCGCCGACAGCGGCGAAAGCAGCCGCCGCGCTCATGCCGTACGCGCTCACCGTCGGCAGCTGCGCCGCGAGCAGCGACACGCCAGCGGTCGCGAGCATGATGCCGGCGCCGACCATTAGGACGGCAGCGCCAAACGCCGCCATGCCGACAGCTCCAGCGGTTAGAGCCGGTGCGAGCGCTGCGGCACCTACGGCAAGCAGCGCGACGGCTCCGACAAGAGCCACGAGAGCGACAGCCGCCATGGGGCCAGCGTTAACAATCTGTATCGCAGCGTTTGCCAGCAGCCACAAGCCAGCGGATGCCAAGGCAACGCCGGCTCCGAGCGCGATTACCGCCGCAGCAGCCGCGAGAATCTGCGTTGCGGACGTTGAGCCGGCAGCGCCGGCGGCAGTTTCGCCAGCAGCGGTTTCGAGCAAGCCGGCAGCGGCTTGGGAACCCTTGCCAGCGATGTTCGAAATCGCGCCGCCGATGGTCTTGAACGCGCCAGCCACCTTAGCGCCGGTGCTGACGAGCTTCGCGGTCGCGAACGCCGTACCGATCAGGCCGATTGCGGTCGCAACGCCCTTTGCCTCCGGCGTGAACGTCTCGAAAGCCGCCTGCAAGCCAGCCAGCGGGTCGCCTGTCGATTCGGCAACGCTCACAAACGTTGAAATCGCCGTGTTCATTCCCTCAAAGACCGGCGCGATAGCGTCATTAGCCATGTTGACGAGTCCGGTGAGCGATGGCTGCAGGGTTGCAAACGCTTCGCCAAGACCGCCGACAACGGTGGCCTTGAGATTCCCGAACGCTCCTTCGAACGTCTTCGTTGACTTAGCGGCTTCGACAGCCGCGTCCTCGAAACCGAGCTGCATGATAGCTTGGTTGAACTCTTCGGCGGTGATCTCGCCCTTCTCCATGGCGTCGCGGAAGTTGCCCGTGTAGGCGCCGTTTTTCAGCATCGCTTCTTGCAGCTTGCCGGATGCACCAGGTATCGCGTCTGTCAGCTGGTTCCAATTTTCAGTTGTCAGCCTGCCAGCGCCAGCGGTCTGGGTGAGCACCATAGCGACGCTCTTGAATGTGTCGGCACTGCCACCAGATACGGCATTAAGATTTCCCGCCGCTTCCGCCAGCTTGTCGTAGTTCGGTACTGCGTTTGCCGCGAGCTGAGCGGTGGTGTTCTGGATGTCGGACAGGTCGTAGACCGTCTGGTCTGCGTACTTCTTGGTGCTCTGCGTGAGCGCTTCGATTTGGCTTCCGTCAACGTCCGCAAAGTCGAGCGTCTGCTTGAATTTGAGCGTTGCGTCAGCCGCTTCACCCGCTTCGCTTATCAAGCCGCCGAAACCGACAGCAGCCGCGATGCCGCTCGCAACTCCAAGCACGGACTTTAGGCTCGCGCCTATGCCTTGTATAGGCTTGTCGGCGGCAGATGCGATGTTGCTGCCGTAGACCTTGCCGACATTCTTGCCAGCGGGTGCGGAGTTCACGCCTGCAAGCTCTTTGGAGACAACGCTCTTAACCGATTCGCTGAGCTTGGGGTAGATTACTAGGGTGCCGCTTGCAACTTGGTTAACTGCCATTAATCAGCCCCCTTATTCATATTTAAAATCTTGTCTACAAACTCTTTGTCCGTTGCTTCCGCCTTGCGTAGCGCCGCCGATTGCTCGCCAGGTCTTTGCATCGGCTCGGGCGGCTCCGCGCCCTTCTTCTGCGCTTTTTTAGACTTCGACCAGCAAAGCCACTCAACGCCGTCAACCACCCTCGCAAGCAGGTAGTCCGTTGTGCTCCATTGGAGCTGTTCGCAATCAGCCTTGGCGCAACGCGATTCAAGCGGTAGGTTCGCCGCGAGACAGGCGGCATGGGCGTAGCTGTAATCGATGCCCATGCCGTCAAGATTGAGGTTGTAGAACTGTTGGAAATCAGCCCTCAGCTTATCAGGCTCGGTTTCCTCAAGCCTGATAAGCACCGCTAGTTTTTTGCGGCCACGCTGTCCTGAACGCAGGCTTCGTAAAGCTGCACCAGCTTCGCAGCGCTGCCGCCAAGCTTCTCGGCGTACTCGTCATCTTTGCCGCAAAAGATGATGCTCATAGCGTCGAAGTAGCCAACGGGGTCTTTCTCGACGTTCGTGATAGCCTTGGTGAGCTTGTAACTTGCGATCGCGTCCGCATCGTATTCGAACTTGACGCCTTCGAACTCGGTGGTCTTGATGTTCTTCTTCTCTGGCATTACGCATCACTCGCCGTGGTCTCGGTGGACTCGTAGATAAAGCGCTTGTAGCAACCAAGGGTCGCGTCCTTGTAAAGGTTGTAGGTGCATTCGCGCGCGAACAGCTCGCCGCCGCCGACCTGCAAGTCGCCAAGCTCGCTGAGCTGGCAGTCGGGCACGATGATCATCATTTTGCGCTTGTTCTTAAGAACGCCCTTGAACACGCCGCAGCGGTGCGGCAAGTCCTCGCCGGTGTCTTTAACGTCAAGGACGCCGTTGGAATCGGTTACGTTCGCTTCGCCGTACTGCTCGGCCTGAGCGCTCTTCTTGACCTCAAGATAGGTGAGCGTCATGCCCTTGCTGATCTCGGTTGTGGCGCTGTCCACCTTCTCGCCGTTGAGGTCGGTCTTGTCCTCGGTATCCTTTTCATCCGAAAAGCTGATGCCGTCCTCCGACAAGAAGCCTTGGTTGACGAATTCGGCATCAAGTGCCTCGTCGATCGCAGTGGGCAACGCGGTACCAAGCGGTGCGGTGAACCAGTAACCGCCGGCGATGCCCTTGGCAGAAGAGACGTTTTTAGTCTCGTTATTAACCCCTGCCATGTACTACCTCCTAATCGTTTGTTTGGAGCACGCAGAAAAGGCTCACGCGTGGTGAGTCTGTGTCTGGGTCTGGGTTTTCGTAAAATGAATTGATTTCGCAGGTGAAAACGTTGTCGATGCCGTCCGGCATATCGATTAGCATCTGTTCGACCTTGTTGCCAAACAAGTTTGCTTCGATTTGCGTTGCAGCCCAGCAGTCGACGGCTACCGTTGGGCTGCATTTAACGCCAGTCTTGCCGCCGCCAGTCCTTTGCACGACGCAGAACTCACCGGGGCGGTCTCGCGGAACTTCGGCATATGCATCGACGCCGTTTTTCCTTAGCCATGAGATAACGGTCTTGGTAACGTCCATCGCCCATCACCTCACAGGCACTTCTGCAAAATATGGCGCTTTGCTTCCGCCCTGTCTCCGTGCGGCGTGGCGGTGTTCACGTAGCCGATAGCGGTGACGCCGCTGGTCTTGACATTTGCCGCGAACGGCTCGCCCATGCCATCATCTCTGACCATCGAGCAGGCTTTGCTTGCGGCTGCGTTCGTGAGCCGCTGCAACTCGCCGACAACGCCGCCAGATTTCAGGCAGGCCCTGATGCCGCTTTGGTTTCCCTTGATGTTGGTAAGCTTAACCCTCAACGGCGCTCACCTCCACGTTGCGGTTCCACGCAGTGGGGCAGTTCTCGCAGCACGGCTGCGGGTCACCTATCACGCTGTAGCGCCGTCCGTCGATCAAAACGAACGCGCCGCGCAAATCCTGCTGGTAGGTCTTGGGAAAACCGACGGTGAATGCGACCGTCACGCCATCGGGGCGGTTGCCCTCGTTCAAATCGCTGGTGATGCCCGGATGGACGAGCGCGTTTTGGACGATATCGGTCGTCTCTTTGACCACTGGGTAGCCGTCTTCGTACGTCTTATAAGTGCGGATGACGGTTACCGTCTCGCCTTTGAGCAGCTGCATCAGCGACCACCAGCCCACGGGTCGTAAACGCCGATTCGGCCAGCACCGATGCCGAGCGTCTGCTTTTCGGATGCGGTCAGGTACAAGTCCCCGCTCGGGTTAGCGAACGTGACGGATGCGCTCATGCCAGCCGCGCCCTCGCTGTAGTTGCTAACGCCTGCGAATCCGCCGCTTGCAGCGGAGACGGCGCGGTTGACCATCGCGCACGTTATGGCGGTCAGGCTCTGCGACAACTCCGCCGTGTCGGCGGTGCTGGGCAAGTAAGAAGCTATGAGCGCGGATGCATCCAGAAGCAGCGTTGATATTCGGCGCTCGTCATAGCCGCCAGCATCGTAGCGGTCTTGATAATCGAGAAATGTTGCAAAAGGAGCCACGCGCCCACGCTCCTTACTCGGCGGTCTTTTTCGCCGTGGTGCGCCTGCGCGTGGTCTTGGGCTTTTCCTCGATTACCGCAACGTGGTGGCTTGCGGTAAGCTCCTTGGCTCGCGCCGCCGTAAGCTCGACCGTCTCGCCCTGCCAGTGGACTTCACCCGTGTACTTGTCGGTGTAGCTGATTAGCACTGTTGCCTTCATCGAGCGTCACCGACCTAAGCAGCGGCAGGGGCAATGGTGCCCTTGACGATGTAATCCTTGACCTCGGGGAACAGCATCATGCCGGTGAGAACGTTGGTCTCAACGGAAACGTGATCGTAAACGGGTGCGTGGGAAACGCCGATAAGACCGCCAGCGGAAACCTCGTAGGTAAGACCGGCGGAACCAAGAGCGCCGAAGTCGATGCCGAAAACGTGGATGTTCTCGGCGGGCGTGGCGTACATGGTTCCCTTGGTGACGGCGTTGGTCAGGAGCACGTTTGTCATGCCAAGGAAGTTCTGGAGGTAGGCCATGCCAAACACGGTCTGAGTGGTGATGGGCGCGGTGCCAAGGTAGGCGGCTGCATCCTCGCGGTTGATAAAGTGGATGATGTTGCTGGATGCATCGCCGTTGGTCTCAAGCGTGTTGCCAAGCTTCGCGTCAACGTTTGCTGCTGCGGCCTGCAAGCCAGCGCCAGTTGCTACGCCAGTGCCCTTTGCAAGGAAGGTGAAGAACTCGGACACGATGCCGGAGCGGATAAGGCTCAGCATCTTGCTATCGGTCTTGACCACGGCGGGGATGTAGCCGGCACGCTGGATGGCCTTGGCGGTAGTGATCTTGCGGTAGGGCTTGGAATCAATCTCGCCGACAGGCTCCCACGCTGCGCTGAACTTGGACAGCGCCACCTCGTCACCCTCGACATAGGCGGTGCCGGATGAGGAACCGAGCGTGACGTTGCCGGATTCGCCGGGGAGCGTGGACGGGTCGGTCTTGGCGTTGTTCAGGGTACCGGTGACCTTGAGCATCTTGAGCGCGGTGCCGGCGGCTACAGTCTCAACTCCGAACAGACCAAGAATCTCAAGAAGGCGGTCGGACTCGCCCTGAAAGTTCTTGACGAACTCCTTGTCAAGGGAAATGTTCATCGCGGTGGAATCGATGATGTTGTTGGGAACAGCCATGTTGTCTACTCCTTATGTTCGCTTAGGTATTGGGCGCGTTGTGCGATGCGCTCAAAGGGGTTTTTGATTTCTTCAATCGTCTCGATTGCTGATACAGGGGCTTTGCTCGCGCCGCCGTCAATGACGGCGGGGTATACGGGGATGCTCGCCATGTGTGCGCTCAGCGCGTCCGCTGCCGCTTCAAGCTCTTCTTGCGTATCGCCCTTGACCATCGACAAGAGCGTTGCGTCAACGCCCTTTGCCGCCGCCACGCTCGCGACAAGCGCCGCGTGTTCCTGCTTTGCCTTGATGCCGCCAAGCTCAGTCTCAAGTTCGGCGATTCGCTTGTTGGCTGCTTCGACTTGCTCGGCAGATGCCTTGTTCTGCTTTTCCAGCTCGTCATAAGCCTGCGCCTTAGCGTAGTTCGCCTTGCTCTTGTTCTCCCAGTCGCGGGAATGCTTGATAGCGCTTTCCAGCTGGGCTTGGGCTTCGTTGTACTTAGCTTCCCAATCGACAGGCTGCTGCGCGGCTCCGTTCGGATCCTGCGGCATGGGGTCTGTGGTCGGGTCGGTGGTATTAGGCATTTTTCGCCCCTCTCTGAGCCGTGCGGCTCGCGTTTTCGCCCGTTTCGGGCATGAAAAAAGCCGCCCTTTTTGACGGCTCGATATGAAAAAAGCCCCATGCGGGGCTGATTTCCTAAGTGGCAAGCGGTGCGAGAATCGAACTCGCATCTTGAGTTTTGGAGACTCGTATTCTGCCGTTGAACTAACCGCTTGTGGCTGGGTCGGCGGGACTCGAACCCGCAACGCCGTTGTTAACAGCCACGTGCTCTACCCACGTGCTCTACCATTGAGCTACAACCCAATTCGGCGGTGCGTGCAAGATTCGAACTTGCGAACGCCGTAAGGCGTCAGCTGGTTAGCAACCAGCCGCATTCAACCGCTCTGCCAACGCACCGTTGGAATATGCTACAATCATATTGTCTAAAGGCTTCTCTACTCGCGCCCCTTTGTGGCGCTTGGCGTGAGAAGCCTATATCTTTACGCGCCTTATGTCTCCGCTGTAGTCGATGACGATTGCTTCGTTTATTCCGCGTCGTTTCCCGCATTTTTGAAAGTGTTTAATCGCGCTTTCCATTGACATTGTTGATTCTCCTTCAATCAGATGAATTATCGCAATGTCAGCTTTTTTGCCTGCGTCCCTCATAAGCCTATCTATAGAGTTAAAGCCATCTCCACGTGGCGTTTTGTAATCAGCGCGAACCATGCTTGACCCAATGAGGACATCCGCCGTCTTTACACCGTGCTCATTGCTTCGCTCTAGAATATGCTGAGCAAACCCGTTCTCACGAAGCGTCTTGCAGGTCAGCCTTTCCGATGCGTTAAGTTCTTTCTTGGCGCGAGCGCTTTGGTAAGTCTCAATTGGCGCGTTTCCGGTCTTAAACCATCTCGGATCTCGCCTCTCTATCTCGCTGCTGACGCGGTTGTTCAGGAACGCGTCGAAGGCCTTACCCTGCTTGCCACCGTGCCTCGCGATGTAGGCATCGCGCTCCTCCTCGGGCAGGGCATCCCATTCGTCGCGGATGCCGCTTCTGCCGCCTATGGAGTCCAAGACCTTGTTGTACCGTTCGTACATGCCGTCCGGGTCGTAGCCCTCCGCGCCGTCATCGTCCCATGAGCACACGATGCGGCAGTCGCAGTTGTCATGCGCGTGGGATGCGCTCTGGCGGCTGTTGTAGTTGTACCCGAACGACGCGAGCATAAGGCAGAACCCGCACGTCTCGCCGCCGCCCGGGACTCGGGCGAACTTGGGCTTGAGCGGGTCTTTCGCTCCGTTCTCCGCGATGCACTCGTTGGCGTCTCGCCTTATCTCGTAGCCGATGCGCGAGCAGGCCGCCTTGTTGAATCCGTCGATATCGCCGTTTTTGACGATTTTAGACACGAACGCGCGAATCGCCCATTCCGTTGCCCTCGGGTCGTGCGCCGTGTACGCCTTGGCTCCGAGCTTCTCGCCCGTGCAAAGCTCGCGCGCCGCATCGTAGAAGTCAGCAGCAGCCTGAGCGGATGCAAGACCGTATTCAGCAACGAGGATGTTGATTGCTTCTACAACGGTTTGCCTTGCCGCCGCAACGTCCGACCAGTCTATCTTTTCAAGCAGGTTCAGCGCCTTCGCCTGCGCGTCGGCGCTGCAGGCGTTTATCTGCTCCGTTAGGTAATCGAGCGCCGCGCGTGGGATGGTAGCCATCAGTTACCGCCGCCGCCCATGATCTGCATGAGCGCCGCGCGGTTCCCGTTGGCTTCGATCTGCGAACGGATGCGCTCGACCTCCGATGCATCGAAGCCCATTCCCTCTAGGAAAACGTCGGTCTGCGCGAACCCGTCAAGGGAACCCGCCACCTTGGTCATGGCGTCAGCGGTCGCGGCTAGGCTCGACATGGACGGAGACTTAAAGTGCGGCATGACCGTACGCTGCTCGTCCGTCAGGCCATCGATGCCGCTGTTGTTCGCGACAGCCATAGCCATGAGCGCGATTTGTCGCATGCTCTCGCGGTTGCTCTCGATGCAGTCCTCGGCGGCAACGCATATATCCTCGCGCTGGGCGGCGATGGCTTCGGCTGAGCTGGGATTGTCCTGCACGATGCCCAAAGAGTTGAGCGGTACGCCGGTAGCGCCTGAAAACAGCTTGCCGTAAGCCGCTATCGCGTCGATGTACGGCTGCGGTGACGATGCGCTTAGACGCTGGTAAGTCGGCACGTTGCCGTCCTTATCGCGCGTGGTCATCAGGATCGAGGTGACCATGGTTGCCCACTTGCTCTTTACCATCTCGTCAAATTGCTTCTCGGTAAGACCCATGAGCAAGTCTTTCGGCGTCGCGTAGAGCGCGGAAGATACCGCCATGTAGCGCATGGTGCGCTGAACCTCGTCAACGAGGTACATGACCGTCGGCGTGATGCGCGACTGGCCGAACGGCTTACCGCCTGTCGCGCGGAAAGTGAAGGCTTCCATCATGGGGCGATCAAGCGGCGTTATGTATGGCTCCGCAACCCAAGCGGACGCACCAACGCGGGACAGCACGACAACGCGCCCGGGCAGGTGCATGTTCACCTGCGTAGGTATCGGCTTTGTCGGTGACCAGCTTGTTGTGCGAACGTCTGCGAGAACGAAACCCGCGCCGATTCGCTGCGCCGCTTCGTCCCAAATCGCCGCCGATGTCTCGGCGGTGTGCGTCCGAACACTGACGCCGCCGCGCTGGTTGCGGTTGACAGTTGCGAACATGCAGCCGTGTACCAGCTCGCTCGAAACGTGGCGGTTGAACGATGAGTCGATGCAGTTGTCGCGGGCTATCTTCGCCAGCGATTCGTCTTTGTACCCGCCCTCGAAGACGAAACCGTCCATTCGGACGCGCTCCGAGACGGCGGTGACCGCCTTCGCAGCCCAATCGCAGCGCGTGGGCACGACGATCGATTCGGGGATGTTGTCTATCCCCACGCTGGGCGTAGGCTGCTTCGATTCGTAGTAGTCGTTAAGTCGCTTGTTCTTGGCGCTCACGTGGAAGTGAACGTCGATAAGCTGCTTCAAAGTCGCTTTGTCCGATGCGCTGAGACCAGCGGCACTTTCGATTCCGCTAATATCCATCAACCGATTAACAACTCCCTTCGCTGGTCGCGTTTAGTTGTAGCCGCGCCCCAATAAGCCAGCGCCGCCGCTTCAATGATCGATGCGTCCGCATCGTCCGTGCTTTCGAAGCCCCAGCCGCCGCCGCTGCCGATGTTTCGCCTTGTGCATCGCGTAGCCGATGCCGTTAGCTCGTCTTGCCCGTAGTGCTCAAGCGTCTTTTCCTTGACGGCGTTGGAGATGGTCGAGCAAGCAGCCGCGAAGTCAGCCGTTGACGGCCTGTTCAGCTCTCGCTTTGGCACTCCGTTTTCAAGAAGTCGCTCGACAAGCGTCTGCGAATTGCTCCTGCCGTCTACCACTATATCGGCTACATCGTCTTGACGTTCCGTAAGCCAATCGACAAGCCAGCCGATACCGTCGGACAGCGTGAAGTGGTTTACGAGTTCAACGTACACCTTGCCGCCGTCCGTCTTTATCGCCGCCGCGATCGAGCCGCGCGAGCCATCGGGCGAGAACTTCACGGCGAACGCCTTCACCCCGTCTTTCGGCGGGTTCTTTGTTGTGCATGCCGCCCAATCGCCCGAAGAGATGGGGTAGTCGCGCTGTTCGGCGCTGCTGTCCCAGAAGCCAAGTCGCTCGCGCGCAAGGCTATCAGGTGGCATTGAAGCTGCTTCGGCTGCGATAGCATCCGGCGAAAGCAAAATGCCGTATGACGGGTTGGAGCGCTCCCAGCGCCTGCGGTCAGACACGTTGCCGATTTCGGAAACTGACCACTCAACCCAAGCGGCGTCTGAAACGCCCGCATGAACGCGGTCGTGCATCTCCTTGAACACCGTGCCGGAGCATTCCGGGTCTGGCGGCGTCCCTAGGTAGATGGTCTGCGGGTTCTTGAGGTTGCCAGCCGATATCGTCGGCAATGAAGCGGCCTGCTGTGCGACGGTCAGCTCCTGCGCTTCGTCATAGATGAGAACATCGTAGGTCTTACCACGCGCTAGGGAATTGGTGCGCGTTGTGAAGCGCACGCACCCGCCGTTGTTTAGGTAAATCGCCTGCTGCCCGTTCGTCTTTCGGACAGCTTTCAAAAGCTCGTGAAGCTCTACGTTCTCTTCATCTTCAAAGACCTCGGACAGGTCTTTAAACATCTCGTCTGCCGTGTCACCGTGCTGGCAGGTGAACAGTATCTTTTCGCCACACGCCACAAGACCGTAGAAGCACCGGGCGCGAACGCTCCAGCTCTTGCCGTTCTGGCGCGGGATGCTCATGGCGAATACCTTGCAGACGTATTTATCTTGCTTGTCTCGTGCCAGCATGGCGCGGCAAATGTATTCCTGCCACGGCAGGGGATCTCCGAAGAACGCCGATGCGAGCGCGATGGCGTCCGCGCCGTCTCCGCGTAGGGATTTGGGGATGTTCGCCGAATAGGTTGGGCGCTGGTTGGCTTTCAACTACACACCGCCTTACGCCTAAACCGCCTTGCTCGCCTTCTTGGCGCGCTTCGCTATGGTGAGCTGCAAGATGTTTCCCTTGCTGCTTGTCGGTGCCTGCTGCTGAGCCGGTACCGTGTCGATGATTCCAAGCTGCTTGTTGAGCTGCCGTATCTCGGCGCTCGCCGTTTTTAGGGTGCCTATCTGGGGGAACGCCTTGAGGTCGTTCATGTCGTTGCTGTACGCCGTCTCGCCGCCGAACCCGTCGAGTTCGTCCATGGCCTGCTCGGCTATCTTGTGCCACTGGCACAGCAGGGCAAGCGTCGGCGCGTCAGATTGCGAGAAAGCCCGCCCGCTCGTCAGCTCGTCCCATTTGGCCGACTTGAACGGGTCGGACTCGACCGCCGCAGGCTTGCGCAGGCTCATTTTGGCCACCCCCTGATGATAGGATTGAGCACGTGACTTAGTTGCAGGAAGGAGGTTGCGAACATGCCGACTAAGAATAGCAAGCAGACATCGAAGCGAGCCGCGAGCGCGGCGTCCAAGGTGCTGAGGGACGGTCGCAGCGGCAAGGCGTCGAAGACCGCCGCCGCATCCGCCCTGTCGCAGACGCCTAAGCGCAGGAAGTAGCGCCCGGCAGCGCCTGGTGCAGACCGATGGCAAGGCCCTGCACCAGGCGCTCGTCCTCGTACAGGTCGTAGCAGGCGAGTCCGGCAAGCACTGCGTGAACAACCTCGTGGATGTACACCTGCGACTCCTCCTCGGGGCACAGGCCGTTCCTGACGCGTATCGTGCGCGTGGACGGGCTGCAGGATCCGTTCTCGCCCGGCTCCACCCCGCCTCTCTCCACCTTGTACGGGATTCCGAGGATGTCAACCGTGTCCGGCAGCATGTGCGCACCTCCGATCGGTATGAAAAAAGCCGCCCCGAGGTGGAACGGCTTGAAATCTACCTGTTATATGGCTCTCGTTATTCCAGCGGCGGGTATTCGTCATCGGGAAGCTCTTCCAAGTCTTCCGCATCTGCCCACACCATGCGATCGTCTTCATCGGTGTCGGTCAGCTCTATTAGGTGAATCGCCCCATTTTTTCTATTGTCGAATTCCACAATGGTTCCAATGCGACCGGTCGCGATGATTCGAACTTTTGAGTATTCGGAAATCATAATCGGATTCACCCCTTTCTCTTTCTCGGATAGGCGGTCACGAGGTGCGGGTTCCTTGACCCGGCTTCGATTGCCCACGCCGTGACAACCTCTTCCTTCCTCGTCACGCCCAATTCCATGATAACGCTTATCGATACATCTCCTCGTTTATTCGGCGTGTAGACGAACGCCCTATTCTCACGAAGCCCCTTGAGGAGATCATTTTTGAATCTACCTGCATTGCGCGTCGTATAGCCGAGCGATTTGAAGTAGGCGGCCTTGCCGCCCGGGTTCTTCGGAGACAGAAGGTAGTCTCTTATTTTTGCTCTGGCGATTGTCGCGTGCCTATATCTCGGCATTCTTGACGTAATGCTGCATGAGCCGCGACCGCCCATTATCTACCTCTGCGCTTGCTGGAAACGATTCTGCCGGAGTTCTTGCTCAGCTTTCGGCTCTGGGACGTGCCTCTGACCTCCGCCGATGCAACATCCATCGCATTCTCAGCCCTCCGCTTCGCGTTAGCCTGCTCGCCGCGCTTCACGTCCGATTTCGAATGCAGCTCGACCTTGTAGCCCTGACCTACGGCACGATCGTATATCTCGCGTATGGTCTGCTTCGTCCGAACGGGAGAAGCGGAGTCGCTGATAGACCCTCCGCTGAGTACCACGCCGGCGGAATTGGTCTTATAGAACAACCTGCGACCGTTCTCGAATTGAACCGTCATGCCCGCCGCTCCGCGCGGCAATCCAACGGAAGCGCCGCCGCTCGCGCTGCGCGAACCCCTACCGCCCATTTGCCATCCTCTCCGTCACGCCGTTGGCGTACCGCAAAACCTCGCAGGAACCGAAATCGAACCCGATATCGCCGCCGTAAAGCAGTACGCGGCTAGGCTCTAGGCGCTTCATCGCCTCGTTCATTCCGTCAAACCATATTTCGAGCGCGGCTGAATCTTCCTTGACGCCAACCGTTGACGTTGCAACCGTTGAATGCTTCGGGATGCCCTCGAAGCAGAATGTGTAGCTATCTGGTTCAGCCCATGAAAGCGTGGGGACAACGTCTATGCCGTTCATCTGCCAGTAAAGACCAAGCGCGGAGCTACGGTAGCGGTTCCACGCCTGCATGGGCAGCGGCATGTCTAGATATAGCGAGAAATCTGGAGTAAGAACGCAATCGAAGCCGCGCAAAACGTCCAGATACTTCTCTGGTGACTGCCATACTCGCTCGAACTGGTAATCATCGATGAAGAAGTGGCAGGCGTTGCCGCGCTTCTTATCGTTCGCCGTGCTCTTGGCGTAGTTGAAGCCCATCATCTGCTTTGGTTTCTTATCGCACGGTGCAAGCTCGGGGTATCCGTTCGCGTTGCAATGGTATCGGTTGACGATCTCAAGGTTGTAAGCCCTGTCAGTCCTCAACCGCTCGGCTCCATAGCTCAGTTTCTTGCCCTTGAAGTCGCACACGAACTTGCTCATATCGAGTTTCTTGATCGACTTTATCTCATGTTGCAGCAGCGTTTTGTTCCACGTTGCAACCTCGCCGGTCTTGTTGTCGGCTATGCGGTAGGCCTTTATCTGCTCTTCGGTAAGCCCATCGCAATACGCGATATTCTCGTCCGGTATCTCGGTCCAGCCAAGCGACTTGCACGCCGCGACACGCGTATGCCCCGTGACGATGACGGGGTTGTCGCGCGACTCCAAAACGATCTGGCCGCGCAAGCCGAACTCACGGATTGAGTCAGCGACTACGGGAATTGCCTTCTCGTTGTGCCGCGCATTCTTCTCGTACGGGATTATCTCGTCAATGAGCACGCGACCACCTCGCAGAACGGTACACAATCGATGCCCTGTGGCAAAAAAAGACCTCGGGGGGATATTCTGCTGGGCCGCCGGGAGCTTCTGTGAGCGATGGGGGAGGGCATGCCCCCGTGGGCTAACGAGAGACGATTTAAGCCCTACCAATCGCGAGACGTGACCACTTGCCCAAACTTGCGCTTAACGCCGCTCTCGCCGCGTCTCATTCGCTTATACGCTAGGTTGGCGAAGCCCACGAACTCGAACGGACAGCGCCAGCGCCCATACATGGCCGCCGCGTTGGCAGCGATCGAGCGCACAAGCTCCACGGGCTTATCGCTACGCCATTGGTTACAACATCGGTGCGCTCTGGCAACGTTGCCGCGATCAATCGCGGAACCGCCCTTCGATATGGGAACAAGCTCGTCAACTTCCATCGCGTACGGATGCCCAGCCTTGACCGCCGGTATTGGCAAGCCGCATATCCAGCAAGGCGAGTTGTCTTGTTCCAGCTGCTTGCGGATGCGCTGCCTTGCCCTGTAATTCGCGTAACGCGGGTTGCTGCTGGGCATGCTCACCACCTAACAAAAAAGGCGCTCGCGCGATGCGAACGCCCTACTGTCTGCATATGTCGCTTCAGCGCTCGGCGCATGCGCGACACGTTACACTATATCGCTTAGCCAGCGGTCAAAGCGGCTCATTGCGGCTCAACTTTAAAGCTGCTTGCCGATCATCGCGGCTTCGAAACCCGCCGCGTCTATGTAATCCAAAGCCACCTCTGCATACCTCTTCGCCGTTGCCTTGGAGACGCGGCAATACCAGCCCGTGTCATCCCACGTCCGCATGAGCAGGTACCGGTGCATGAGCACATCGGCGTAGCAGCTTCCTATTCCCTTGGACACTCCGCCGCGTCCGTCCGTTCCGTAAAGCACGTTCATAGCATCTTCCAATATGGATTCATCGGCTCTGAGACGCGGTTTAACGCGCTCTTCGTAGTCAATCAGTCTCTCCGTAGCGCCCATGCCGTTAACGTCCTTAGAATGGCTCTGAACGCCGCTATAGCCCTGTGCTTTGACATCGCGTGCGCTGTCCATGGACGCAAGCTGTAGGTTAATCCGCTCCAGCTCTTTGGCTGCATCCCTAGCGCTCTCCATGAGATCGGTAGCGCTCTGGTAGCGCTCCCGCATTGGTAGAACCTGTTTCAGACGAACCACCGCCCTTAATAATATTTATTTTACTTTTATTTACTTATATATGCTTAACCCAGTGCGCTAACCGACGGTTAACCACCGGTTAGAAGCGCCGCAGGTCAAAGCATACGCACCTCTCTGACCTGCACAGGTCAAGTGTATAGTTATCTAACATAATTGCCAATTTCGTCTCCAAACGCAAACGGTGAAACCGCGCTTCCAGCCTAAAATGGCAATCGGCTTCAAACTGAGTTGTCCACCGATTGTTAGCAGTTATACACAAGTTACTAACAGGTTATCCACAGGCATTTAGTTGCTATCCCCCCGTAGTATCACCATTGCCGTAGTTGCTACCCCTGTGCGGTTGCGGTTTTCTTCCCGCCGCGCTTTCCGTTGGCCCTATTGCGTCCAAAGACGGCGCTGTTCCTGAGCATCCTGTCTGAGACGATAACGCCGCGCTCGCAAAGCTCTTTATCGATCAGTCCCAGCTCGGCGCAACAGCCAATGAATGTAGATGCCTTATCAGGCTCGGTTTGCAGCATGATAGCCATGAGCTGCTTGTGCTCGTCCGTTTCATACGGCAAACGGTGATTGTCCGCACCCGCCAGCAGCTCGCATAGCATCCACCAAAGCCCGTAGTACTCCATGCCGCCACGCAATATTAGCAACCTGCATTTAATATCTTCGTGCGCGGTGCTGTCGTGGCTGAAATAGGGCATCGGCTTGGAACCGGCTATCATCGCTTCTTGTTCGCTTACACCAGCCACGATAGCTCACCTCTACAAGATTCCGAAAAGCTCACCGATCAACGCCGCCGCCGCGAAAACGATAGCTGCCTTGATGAACAGCACCAGCAGCGCTGCCGTTGTCGCAATTGCGAGATAGTAGTTGTCGCTGTGGTTACTCATGCTCACCAGCCCCATCCAACAGCTCCACAAGCCGCTTGATAACGTCCTTGCGCAATGCTAGCTTGCCGCAAACGGCGATGCTGAGGTTAGGCCAATCGTACGTTTTCAGATGCAGCAGGTTCTTGGCAACCTGCTTAGATTCCTTGCTCATATTCGCTCCTAGAAAAGTCTTGGTTGTCTGTCGGCGATGCCGTACTTGTTCGCCATGAGCGTTATCCGCTCTGATAGCTCGTCTAGATAGCTCTCGTACGACCCCATGCCGCTCAAATGGTCATCGCTCCGCACGGATAGGCCGATAGCATATTTGCCGCCGTACCTGCCACCTGCCGACTTGCTAAAGCGCTTGCCTGCCACCAGTTCGATATACGCTTTGGCTCTGTCCCCGGCTATCGCGCACGGCTCGCCGAAGCTGTTAACGTCCGCATGAAACGTGATAGACGGGTCAATGGTATTCGCCCATGCAAGCAGCGCGGCGCTGTCCATGTCTCGAATGCGCTCTTGCTCTGCGTCAAGCTGTTGCCGGTCAATCGCAACGATGCCGCTCATTTCTATCAGTCCTGCCAAAACAGCTCATATATGTCTTTCAGCGCTTCCCTGACAATTGCAACGACCAGAAATGAAAGCGGGATTAAGAGCGCCACTAGCGGGATGACAACGAAAAACAAAACATACGCGTTGGCAATGATTTCATCGCTCATACGTCCACCACCTTTGCGCCGCAATTCGGACAATAGTGGAACCAATCAAGATCGCTTGACCCGTCAAAGTAATAGGCGTCATCAAGCATAACCGCGCCGCACGCGCTGCATCGGTACACGCTATGCTCAAGATCGCCGTTGTACCAGTCTGCATTTATGCTGCACATCCGCTCATGCTCAGGCTCTATGAGGTCGGCGAGGCGGGCGTGCAGCTCCTCGTAATCGCAGGGGTGCATGTGGTCTGCCGGGAAGCATCCGAAAAGGGCGAAGTGAATCAGATAATAGTCGGTCTGGTCTTTGCAGCACGTGTCCAGACCTTTCATTTCCCACAGCTCTTCAACCTCGTACATATCGGTTGGCAGCTCGCGCAGCCTCTTCGCCACCTCGCTGCGCTCGTCATTCGTAACGGTCATTTGCTGACCCCTTCCGCTCTTCCGGTTATCAGGTTGTATGCGTCATCAATCAAATCGAACGCCGTTAGTCCCGTCTCGCGCTCGTAGTGGTCAAGCACGATTTCAAGTACCTTGTTGGCATGATCCCAACCATGCCATGGCGTCCTTGCACTCGATGTGTCCGTCCCCGCTGTAATGCTTTGGAGCTGAAACGGGGTTATTTGACTTGAGACAGTTGTCCATCGCTCTACCTCCCAGAACTGCCAAAGCCGTCTGCTCCGCGCTCGGTATCGTCCAGCTCTTCGACTTGCTGAAACATCACGCGGGGAACGGGGACGATTAACAGCTGCGCTATGCGGTCGCCCTCGCGGATATCGAAACCCGCGCTGTTGTGGTTGACCAGCCCGACCTTGATAGAGCCGCGATAGTTCGGGTCGATGACACCGGGTGCGTTGATGACAGTAACCTCATGCTTGCAAGCCATACCCGAACGTGGGCATACAAGGCCAACGTAGCCGCTTGGAATTGCAACCCTCACGCCTGTATCGACCAGACGAACGGCACCAGCCTTGATGTAACAGCTCTCGCTTGCTCTGAGGTCAACGGCTGCGTCACCATCGCGCGAGTACGCGGGAACGCTGCCGTGATCGTCAATTACAGTCTTAATCGTCAAGTTATTCATGCAGGCCATACCTTTCTTTCTTGCATTCAATTTCAAGAAGCTTTTCGCGTCTTTTTCGTTCAGCTCCGCGATAAGCAGCTGCACGTATTCATGCCAATCGGCTAACTCTACGTCCTGCTGCATGACTGCGCGGATTAAGTCCTCGTTTATCTCGTCATACGTGTCAGCGCACTTGTTCAGCGCGTCAACCTTTCTGCGCTCGGCAACGATCTCGTCTTGCAGCTCGCGTATCTTCTTGTTTCTTCTTTGAATCGCTCTTGAAAAGACGTCATTCTCATTCAGCAGAAGCTTGACCTCAACGCGCCTGTCATGCAGCTTGCTTTGCAGCTGGGCTATCTCGCGCTTGTGCGCGTTGTTCCACTTGGTTACTCGCCAGTGCTCACGCGCCCAATGCTCTGCAAGCGCCTTGTATCGCATCTTTCCCCAATGCAAATCTTCAACGCGCTCATTTAGCTCGCATATCTTCAGCCGTTGCTCATGTATGCGCTGGTTGAGCTGGTTAATCTTCTGTCCGCGCTGTTTGTTCCAGCTCAAAAGTTTTGTTCGGTGCCGCCAAGCGACTGCGAACGCATCAAGCCTGCCGTCTATGTCTTGCTCGATTTCTGGCACGTCCGTACCGGTGTAAATCGCCGCGAGGTACTTTGCCAACCGTGGCGGTAGATGATCGTACATGTTCACTCCTTATTCGATTGTTCCTGTCTGATTCTTTTGAGACGCGCCGCGCAAGCGTCAGCGCTGTTGTCCTCTTCGCACGTGCCGCCGCTCGGCGTGGTGTAACAACCTCGAACGGGGCAGTTGACGAACACGCCAGCTAGCTTGCAAAAGGCGTGGTTCTGCATCGTCCGCAAGCGCTGCATCTGGTCGCACGTCTCGGGGTCAACAACGTAAGAGCCTTTATGCCGCTCTCTAAAGCCCGTAGCGTCTAGAAAAATGCTGGGTCGCTCGAACGATAGCGGCAACGCCAACTGACCCTCTAGAACGGCTCTCATTGCCCCTCGTAGCGTCTGAACCACGCGCAATAGCCGCCGCCGTCCGATGGCTCGATGCAATGCATCAAGTCGAAGCGGCTAGGCGTCTCGTTGGCTTTTTTGAGAATGAGAAACTGCTTATAGCAGATGCCAGCGCCATTGATCGCTTCATCCCATTCGGCGCAGTTCCCGCAACAGTGTTCTTGTTCCGGGTCTGGGTCTGGTACACCGTCACGCATCGCGCTTTCGATTCCTCAAGCCATTACAACCGTCCCTTTCTGCGGTTCGATTCCTCGACCATCGCCATATAGGTTGTCAGGTCGGTGCATCCAAGCGCTTGCGCGAGATTGCCGCAAGCGGTTATCGTGTCCGCGATTTCAAGTAACAGCTTCTTTCGCTCCTTGGTTCGCATCGTTGACGCTGCATCGCGGTAATTTTCAAACGCGCTATAGACCTCGCAAGTCTCCTCTGCGATTTTGAGCGCGAAAGGCTTTGTAGCGTCCACCTTGCTAAACGTGTGCGCGGTACCGATTTTGACGTATCCCATTTTTAGCCCCTAAGAAATGGGGCGCTCGTTTGAACGCCCCAGCGATCGGTTAGTTGAATTGTTCGAGCAACGCCGCGCGTTGGTTGACTCCAAGACCCTTGACGCGCGCTTTCTCGCCGATGTTCAAGTCGAGCATGAGCTGCTTCGCCTTTGCCGCGCCGATACCGGGCAACGACTTAATAAGGTCATAGACCTTGCAGCGCTGCATTTCGGGCAAGGACAGCGCATGTTCGAGCGTCATCTTTCCCGCCTTCAAATCGTCCTTGATAAGCTTACGCGCCTGACGGACAGCCGCCGCTTTAGCAAGTGCTGCCTGTCGCTGCTCCGGCGTGAGATTAGGCAATGCCATTTGATTTACCTACTTTCCTAGTTCCTAGAACGGGATATCATCGTCATAAACTTCAACCGGTGCCGCTGGCGCTATGGGAATCGCAGCCTGCGCCGGTGCCGTCTGCTGAGGTGTAACAGGCGGCTGGTATGCGGTCTGCTGCGAATCGCTGCGGCTCATAAACTCGATGTCATTAACGATCACTTCGAGCTTCGAGCGCTTTTGACCGTCCTTCTCCCATGAGCTGTAGCGCAGCTTTCCGCTGATTGCCACCTTGCTACCCTTGCGAATGTAGCGGCTCACGCTCTCGGCGCGTGTGCCGAACATGGTGCAGGGTACGTAATTGGGATAATCTTCCCATTCGCCCGTGCGCTGGTTCTTTTGGCGGTCGTTAACCGCGATATCAAAAGAAAGTACCTGCGTACCGCTTGCCGTTGCCCTAAGCTCTGGGTCGCGGGTCAGGTTGCCTGAAATGTTTACCTGATTGATGCTCACTGGTTGACCTTCCTAACCGCTCCGTGCAGTCCGTTTGCCTTCATCAAGGTAACGGCTGCGTCCTTTTCCGCTGCGCTGTAGCAATGCACCTCTACGATGAATTGCAGCGTGTCTGCAACCTGTGATTCAAGTTGCTCTTCCGCTGTTGTCGCTCTAACGCCTGACTTCGATGGCGCGTTAATAACAAACGGCTCTGCGATCGGTTGCGCAACCGGTATGGCTTCCGCTTGCTTGAGCCGCTTAATATCCGCAAGCCTACGCGCTTCTTCCTTTGCCAATTCGGTCGCGCGTTGCAAGTCGCGTGTGCGGTAAAGCTCTGATAGGGCTGCGTCCTTGACTTGCTCTGGGTAATCGAGCTGCGAGATTATGTTGCTTGATTCCGTGAGATAGGTCGCTATGCTGTCCATCATCTTGCACGGCTCAGCGTCATTGTCCATCTTGCTCATGGTGCTAGTCCACGAATCTTCAAAGATGGCGTCAAAAGCCACCAGCGGGTTTGCCGCTTCTCCGGTGCAAAGCGCGAACGTGGGGTAGGTCTGCTCCCAATAGGTTTGCAAGCGCTCTTTCTTGGCAAGGCGCAAACGATCCTCGTACGCTTTGATAGCGTTGGCGTTTTTATCGCTCACGTCCTGCGCCGCGCTCGCCGCCTGCTTCGCCATATCCATGACGTAGCGCTTTGCTTTATCAAGCTCGGATGTGATGACCTTGCGCCCTTCGTCAATCTCCTTGACAACCTTGTTGGCGCTCGCCCGCCACTGCTTCGCGCTCTTGTAATCCTCTACGCTCTCGATGCTCTCGGCAACGATGCCCTGCTTAGCAAGCTCGTTCGCCTTGTTGGTCATTTCTTGCAACCATGTTGCAAACTCGCCGCCGTCCGCAAGCGTGACGCTAACCGTGGCCTTTGTGATAGCTTTAGTCTCTGCCATTAGAAGCTCTCTTCGTATTCGACTGGCTCGGGGATGATTTCAGGCTCGACCTCGATAGGGATAGGCTCTGAAGCAACCGGCTTGACGCTGGGATTGGCTATGCACTCTTCCATGTGCGAGACGATAACGCGCACGTCCTTCTCGCTCAAATGGTGCATGTCCGCCGCGTTGGTGAGCGCCACGAGGTTGCTGGTCGCGTCCTTAAACGCTTCCTTGCGCTTGGCGCTGTCCTCGATTTCGCCGTATTCGGCGATGACGTACATGGGCATGAGCTGCTTGATGGGCGCGGGGTCTGCGTACGTCTGGACTGTCTCGGTGTAGCTCTCGACCTGTTGCGGCTGGGCCTGCTGCATTTCCTCGCTGACGTACATGCCTTGAAAGTCATCGGGAAACGCCAAGCGCCATGCCGCCGCCTTGGCGCACTTCTCGATCATCACGCCGGGCATTTTCGACCAGTTAGATTTGCCCGTGCTGTAATCGTCCAGCGCGACCTCTGCATAAGCTGGTTTGCGGTTGTCTTTGAAATAGACCTTTGCCCAACCGCCAAGAAGCGTCTCGCCAGCCGCCTTGTATACCGCGCTGCCGTCCTTATGGACGATCTCGCCGTTACGCAGGACGGTAACGCCGTTCTCAATGCCGCCGTAGTTCTCATTTTTGCAAGCGCGGCGATTGAACACCTGATAGTTGGTAATCATCTGCGCTGGGTTGCTGCCATACTTTACGAGATACGCGTCTTTGACAAACGGGTTGAGACGCTGCGACTTGCAGAGCTGCAAGAACAACGCCACCTCTTTTTGGTCTGCGCTCGAACAGATGAGGTTGCGAACGTCATCGGCTGTAACGGTGATATTCGCGCCAACGTCATCCGTGAACGCGATTGACGTTTGTTGTGTTGCGAGTGCATTTGTCATTGCTGTTGCTCCTTAACATCCTCGACCAGCACGGTTACAAATTCCTCTGGTCTGCGTTTGCGGTCTTGCTTTTTAGCTGTGATGTAAACCACCTGTGCATCGTCTTTGTAAGCAACGCCGTTTAGAGCATCGAGGAAAATTTTACAAAGGTTGTCAACGTCCGGCCTAAACGTGTCTGGCTCATGCGTTACTTTGAGTGGTCGGCTTTGCGGTAGAGCACGATAGGCTGTGATGTGAACCTCGACAGCCCCCGTGTGCAATGTGCCGCCAGCTTCGCGGTAGGCTTTGGCGATTTCTTGCTCGTAGGCAACATCGCGTTTGTCCTTGTACGCTTTTGCGAAACCGCCGCGCGTGGTGAAGCGTGGTCGGCTCTGTCCGCGCACTTTGCCGTAAACCGTGAAGCACGTGCGCGGCTGGTGCTCAGTCCATCCGCGCGAACCGTCCGCGCGGTCTTGTTTGATGTAGTCTTCCACCGGCTACCTTCTGTTCGATAGGAAGCCTATGAGTAGGCCGATGCTTAGCGAGAGCATGGCCGCTGCTATCTTGAGTGATGTGCTATGTTCCATAGCCGCCCCCTTGATTCGGTTTTCTGCGATTGGTTATTCGATGTATGAGGTTGATGGAATCGATTTGACGAGAAGCCAGTACCTTGAACTGTGCGACCTCGTTGACCTACCTAGCGATGAAGAGCGCGTTGAATTCTCAAAGAAGGCGCTCCAATCATGCGATGACGAGACGCTGTGGAATCCAAACGGACTGTGGGTGTATAAGGAGCTGGAAAAGCTCGGCCTGATAGTCGGAACCCCGGCTATGAATGCATTCTTATTCGATGGCGAGGTGACGCAGAAGGGCATCGACTGGGTGGCCGACTTTCGCGCTAAGGAGAAAGAGGATAAACGCAAGATATGGAGCGACAGACGGTTCCAGATCCTGCTTTCGCTGATAACGCTCGTCCTATCAACCATTGCAGGTTGGTTCGCCGGTCAATTGCCGTAGATGAACCGCGCCAGAAAGAAGCCGATGAAAAAGCCCAGTATCGCGAGATACGGTTGCAGCGCTAAAAGCTTCTGCTTGGGCGTGAATCCGTTGTCGCTCATCGCGCCGCCTTGATGAACCTGTTGATGAAGTACTGCTGGCCCTTGCCCGTGACCTTCGCCGTCCTCTGCACCGTGATGTGGCCGTCTGAATGCGTGATAGACGTCTCCTTGATGCGGAAAAGCCCCAGTTCCATGGCGCGTTGCGTGGGAACGTTTCGGTTGCTTCCAGTCTTGCCAAGGTATCCGTCTTGCCGCAATTTCTCGAATAGGCGGTTCTGGCCTATCTGGACTCCGTTCTGGCGCAGCATCTTCGCGAGTTCGCCGACAAGGCACGTCCCGTCGCTCGCCGCGACCGCATCAGCGAAGAGCGCCTTGGGCTTCAGCTCCTCGATCTGGGCTTTTTGGCGCTCGATCGTGTCCTGAGCAAGCAAGACGGCACGTGCCATGATTTGCTCTGGCGTTTCATCCGGTGCCGCCGCGATGTAACCGCCTTTCTTGCGGATGCTCGGCAAGACCTCGTGTGTGACCCAGCGCTGGAACGCCTTTGCTTCGGGCTTGCGAGATTTCAAGACAAGTTTGTAAAAGCCCGGTTCATTGATGATTAACGGCGCTGACCCCTTACCCTCCCAATTAGGGAGACTAATAACTTCATCGTCATCAAGTCCACGTCCATCTTCACGTAAATGGTTTGTTGCAACACCAAGAGCGTCACAGACGTCTTTGGCAACGAACCACGGCTCGCCGCTTTCGTCTTGAATCGCCCTCAGTTGCCCGAATTGATCGCTATTGAATTGTAGTGTCGTGATTTCAGTTGTCATGCTACTCGCTCCCATGTGTTGAACCAACTGAGCAAATCGCCGATGTAAATGCGAATCGCTGGGCGGTTGGTGCTTGTGTTCGGTACCTTATGTGCTTTCAGCTCGCCGCTATGGACTGCTTGGATTACCTTTTCATTTGAAATGCCAAGCGCTTTAGCTGCTTCGCTCATGTTGTAGAAAATAGAATCGCTCATTAAAGTGCGCTCCAAAGCCTGTAGAGGATTGCTAGAACCGGGATGGCTGGGATTAGGACAATCCACGCGCCGAATGCGTCCATCGCCGCGAGGAATGCGTTGATGACCAGCATTGGCAAGACACCTGTGATTGTGAGCGTTGCGAATAGACCTGATATAATGTTTCTCGTCATATGGGTTTCACCCCCTTTTTTGACTAGTGGCTCTTCTTTCGCTTTGGTCGGCTGCGGGAGAGCCATTTTTATTACCTTTGCAACCAGCAAATTGAATATGACGGGTCAGGAAAGACACGCAGGGATAGGGAAGCCTGCGCTTTCTTGCTAAGGGATTGCCGGTCGAACCTTGCGATTGCCGCGCTCGTTCAGGGTCACCACTTTTCGAGCTGGCAAAAGCCGTCACATTCGATTTGCTGGTTGCTGTTTGTTCGTCCCGTCCTCAGCGGTGAGCGTTGCCATCGTTTGCATGTCTGTTGCTACAAAAAGAAGAGTAGGAAGGAATCAAGAATCACAAGCAGGAATACCCCGTTTCGCAGGGTTCACAGTTAAATAGACCAGTCTCCCGACTGGCGGCAACGCTCGCCGACAAGGGCGGGACTCTAGATTTAGCAAAGAACGTAGTCGGTTCTGTGGCTTGCGGAGCGCTCGGGCTTCCCGCCCCGCAAAGAACCGCCGCGCTCGATGGGGTCTATCCGCTTACCAGCAAGTTGAATAAGAGTTGTTAGTCTTTTATTCGAAGGTCAAGCGCTGGCAAGCGGGTAAATCGCATATGGCGCGGGGGTTGGCTGGTTAATTAGTGGAGCACCAGCCAAGTAGGTAATCAGGCGATGTGTTAAGAGCAACTGCAAGGGCGAAAACCTTATCTATTCCCGGAACAACCTCGCCACGTTCGTAGGACGAAAGCGTTTGAACTGTGATACCAACTCGCTTTGCAAGCTCTGTCTGGTTCTCACCGATCTCTGCGCGTTTGCCGCGAACACGTGCAGCAAAAACGTCTTTGTCGAATACCATTTGTTATCACCCCCCAATGAATACGTAAATTATTACGTGCTACAAATAATAATAGGTAATCAATTACAAAATACAAGGGCAAAACTAGAAATATTTTGCGATTGAACTTAAAAGAGGGTATTATTTAGTTGTTGACCTGCTAGTTTAGGAGAGCCGACCATGAAACTAAGACTTGCCGAATTGAGAGAGGGTAAGTTGTCACAAGGGCAAATTGCCAAGATCGCCAACGTTTCGCTTAAGACAGAATGGAACTGGGAAAACGGTAAAACATTTCCAAACGCTGAGCAGGTATTTGCAATTTGCACGGCTTTGGGGTGTACGCCAAACGATTTGCTCGGCTGGTCAGACAATGAAAGCCCGGCAACAACAAGAGATGAAAAAGAGCTGTTGCATCAGTACCGCGCTTCGACAGTAGAGCGCCAGTCAATCCTTATTAATACCGCGCGTGATTTTGCGCGTGTGTCGGAACAGGACGAATAGGAGAGTGGAAGCCATGGGATGGTTTTTTAATAAAAAAGAAGAGACACAAGAAGAAGCACCGGGCAAATTGAAGCAATGGGACATCGCTAAGAATGCTGGTAATGTTGGTGTACCTGTGCTGTTCATCGATGCATTGCGCCATTGTGGTGCCGTTGAGATAACCGGAGTAATCTATTACCAAGATGTAATAAGCAAGATTGACCCATTTAGAACGCAACAGTTCAAGCTTCTCAAGGCGAACAAGAAGAACACGCCCAATGGCGTAGTCCTTGATGATGGCACGTTGCTTGTGTTCCATGATGGTGAGATTGTCGGTCATATCTCGCCGTGGTCGATAGAGAAGAACGGTTTTAAATCTGCAAAGCTTTATTACGGGTACGTCATGCCTCCGTGCGTTGATAAGTATGAGGGTTTCCCAATAAACGGCGAATATACCGTGATGCTTTTCCCGAACGGGATACCAAGATAAAAAGAGGTTGGTGTAGGGGAGAGGTCGGCGTGATATCAGAGTGGAGGAATCAATGAAAACGTTCATCTTCTCGTTTATATCTGCTGTTGTCGCTGTTCAGCTGTACAAGTTCATCGAGAAGCGGAGGAAATAGCAGTGCTAACCGATGCTCAGAAACGCGCACAGGCCAAATACAACAAGGCCAACGTACGCCAGACGGCTGTCAGGTTCTACCCGTCAGAGCGAGATCTATGGGAATGGCTGGAGAACAAGGGCAACAAGGCGGGATACATAAAGGAGCTTATACGCGCCGACATGGAGAAGCGCGATGACGCGTGACGTGCTCGAATGCTATTCCTTCCAGTACCCCGCGAGCACAGGGGCATCGAGTTCATCGTCTATGGCGGCGTAGGTGCTAAACGCCATGCCCAGCGGCGTGAGCCCGATTTTCACCCGTTCGCCTAGAATGCCGTTCTCCACCTCAATTGAGTCGATGCGCAGGCGGTCACCTCGTTCAAGCGAGCGCACTATATCGCCTACCGCCAAAGGCTCACCGGTTCTAGAGTCCATAACTATTTCTTTCATATGATCGCCAATCGATAAGGATTACTTATGAATAGGTTCATTATAGAAGATGCGAATAAAGACCCAAAGCTGTACCTGAATGCTTCGATTCTCTGGCTGCGTGATCTCGGTGGCGGCGTAGTCGTTTCTGACTTGAAGTCAAATCTCACGCAAACTCTGGGAGCCGCAACTGATGGAGAGCTTAAAAAGATTGAAGGCATACTTTCTGGGCATGGCGTGTCTCTTACATGGAGACGGCGCGGCATACCTTATCGAGGAAACGTTGTTGCAGCTTTTGCTACGCGCGGACTTATTGAAGAGCTTGACGCGCGAGACGGAATTGAAAACATGCTTGTGCTCGGATGGTCTCCAAGCGATTACAAAGACTGGGTGAATGAGCACAACCCGTCTCGTCTACAGATTAAAGAAGAGCGATAACTACAACTGAGGTTGGTGTAGGGGAGAGGTCGGCATAAATCGCAAGCCTTTAGAATCACTATGAGGTGGTTCGGATGTGGAGAAAAATAATGGAGCGAGAAAGCGTAATTGTAAAATTCGGTGGAAACATCAACGGCGTAGACGTGAACACGTTCACGCGTACCGTGCTCGCCTACTCTGCTGTCGTTCGGGCTGCATGCGAGAAGGTGGATGCATCGAAGCAGCTTGATATCCAAATCGGGTCAACCAGCCCCGGTTGCCTTGAGGTCACGCTCAACATCACAGCAGATATCATACAGGGAATGCTTGATATCGCCGCTGCATCCGCACCTGTTCTGCCAAGCGTTATAAACACTGCGGCAGAGTATTATCGGCTTACCAAGTTCCTTGGTACGAACGGAAGCCCGAGAACGACAACCATTGACGGTGACGGCGAATCGACCAGAATCACAGCGGGGAATGGCTCCACGATCACCATCAATCGCAATACGTACAGCATCTATACAGATAGGCCGGACGTAGCCAAGTCTATAGCCGGTTCGTTCAAGGAGCTTGAGAACAACCCTGAAATTGAGTACATCGAAATAGACGGTGGAGACCGTCCGAAGGGAAGGCATTTCAAAGCAGTAAGCGGAGAATTCCCAGCCATGTCGAGCGCTCCGCAGTATGCGGGCGAGGAAACTAAAACCGTTCTCATTGAGAAGCAGAACCTAGCGGTTCTCCGCGTTACCCTCAAGAAATCGACTAGGAACATGTGGCAGTTCGCTTGGAACGGGTTCCCGATTTCAGCGAATATCACGGATTTAGATTTCTTCGACAACCTCGATAACTATTCGTTCTCGATCGGCGATGTCATGGTCGTTGACCTTAAGGTTACCAAGCGATATGACAGGGAATTGAAGACCTACATGAATGAGCGTTACGAGGTAGTAAAGGTGAGGGACAAGCACAACGCGCCCAAGACAGGCCAACTTGCAATGTGAGTAGGCGCAAAAGGCCAGTAGAGCACTCGAAAAAGGAGAGGGC